TTCCTAAGCCTTTTCATAAACAACTGAAAATGCTCATAATTCAAGGACAAATCCTTGGCTTCCTTTATCTCAGCATAAGTCAGCGTTATAAAACAATTATCAGTATGCATTTGTGCCTCATGCATACATCTGACCGCCCACTGACGTGAGCGTTCAAGGCGACAACCAACACACTGTCCACAAGGCAACGATAAGGTGCGGACTACATCAGCACCCGGTATTTCACGCCAAATTATAGATTTGTCAGCGCATTGATAAGCCGTTAACGGCTTATAACACGCCATAACTTACAGCCTAAAACCACCACGTTGTGGAGTAGAACGCATATTCAAAGCCTTGGTATGGCTAACGCCATGACGAAACTTCTTTGCAACTTTATGCTTATTCATTGGTTTTCTATGTAGCATCTTCATCGTAGCACTCCGTAGTAAAAATTAAGTATTGGTGTCACCTAGCACAGTTACATCAAGTAAAGTAACTGTGCTGGCAGCTTACGCTGCCTCTGGCGGTACAACAACCGCCTCTGGTGAAACCACTTTAGCAGTATATTCACCATTAATCAAACCAAGCTCAACCGCCTCATTGCGGTTAGCTTCATCCATCAAGAAATTAACAAGTTGATACGGGTCATGATCAAACTTAGCCCGTACCTTGGCTGGCAAGGTCATAAATTGCTCCTTAGTGGAGTTAATTTTATTTAATGCGGTGTGATAGTCACCCACACCTGAAAAATCGCCGTAAGACGGCTCAAATTGCGTTACAGGTACTTTACCTGTTACGCCAAACCGCTCAACGATGACATTAATATCGCATTCATCTTTCATATGCTGTTGAGCCAAGCTTAAATCTTCACATTTAAGCCCAGTTTCTTGCGAAACTTCATCCATATCATAATTGTACGGATTACGTACAAACACCTTTTTAGTCATTATTGAGCCTTTTTCCAAACATTAGGCATGGCAGAAGTGCCACGCAATAAACCCAAACCTTCAAAAATAGTACGCAAAGACTCCTGAACAGGATGCATATATTTTGAAACAGTCGGATTCTCCGCCTTAAATTGTTCCTCAGGCTTACGCAAAGCACGTTCCTGAGACAAATTCTTAATAACTTCCATAAGCTGAGAAGAACTAGCTCCATGCTGGCCAGCACGAGCAATCAACTCTTTAATCTCAGCTTCATTCAAACCCGGAATAAGTTTCTTATTCTCGGTATCTTGACGAACATTCTCAGCCTCAGCTGCCAACTTAACAGCAGAAGCACCATTAACAGCAATCTGAGACTTAGCAACCTGAGCTTGCTCTCTAGCAGCTTCAGCTTGAGCTTGACGCAAACCAGTCTCACCAAACTTAGGAGCTTCAATAGAAGAACCAGACGCTCCTGAAGTACCAACACTCCCAGTAGGAGTAGAAGCACCACCTTTAGAATAAGCCAGCATAGGACTAAGACCAGCAGCATTCAAATCAGTAACCATACGCTGATAAGAAGTATTGGACATCCTCTCTTGAAAATCACGATTAGCTTGTGCATCAGCACGATTAGCTGACGCTATATCACCTTGAAGACCTCGATTCTGCTCGGCATTCCAAATAGAGACGCCAGTATTAATAGCATCTCCAAAAAAACTACCAATAGAGTCAAACATACCCATAACTAACGCCCTTCGGTTGTTGCCCCCCGCTATTCACGGGGGGATATTAATTAGAAATGATCAATTAAACCAGGAACACTATACATCGGCATTGGTCGAGCCATTTTGCAATTAAAAAAACAATCCATCAAAAATTGCTGACCATTAGCAGCCGAACCTACAGCAGTAGTACGTTCAACAGGAGGAGTCTCCTGGATAAAAGTAGAATTCAAAGTAGGAAGAGACGTAAACTTTTGAGCATAATGCCAAGCATCAATAGTTCCACTAGAAGTAGACTTAAATAAACCAGTAATTTGACTTGGCTTATAACGATACTCAGCCCAACGTTCTTGATAACCAAAAACATCATCATCAGTAGAAGTACCAGTTACATAAATTTCTTTATTTAACACAGCTTGCTCACCTAAATGAGCAAAAACAGGAAAATAAAAATCATAACGGGTCTCACGAGACCACATCTTAGGAAGACCTTGCTGATAAGTTAAATCAGCACGAACATTGCACAAACCAATTATGTACCCATGTTCTTGAGCATGGTACGTAAAACCATGTCCACTAGCCAACGCAGTACCCATTGCAGCAAGGTTACCAAGCGGAGTAGCACCACCAGAAATCGAAGTTGCACTAGTTTGAGCAATCGGATTAACATTAACATATGTAGAACCTCCGCCAATATATTCTGGACGTTGTAAACGATAATCTTGTGGAGTAACACCAAAATGAGCACGTAACAATTCTGTATAACGTGTACCACCACGAGCGTCACGCTCTAATAAACGCTGAATCTGGAAACTTTGACGAATCTGATTAATAGTAGCAGCAGTAGCATCAGATAAATCAGCATACAAACCAGTATCACCAGAAGTAGCAAGACCTAAAATCTTATCACCAGCATGAGAAGAACTAGCAGCAGCACCAACATTCAAATTGGCAGCATTAGTATTAACAGGACCAGTAGCAAGACCACCTAAAGTAAACTGAGTAGTACCATTGGTAACCTGAATACCTTTAGAAGTGCCATAAATAGGAGCACTAGTACCTAAAGGCAACGTAACAGCATCACCCTTCTGAGGCCAAGGGAGAGCACCAGTAAAATAATCCTTACGTTTACCACGACGTACCAAAGAATAATCGGTAACATCATCACCACTATCACCTGTATTCACAACCAAAGAATCTTGAAGATTCTCATCTCTAAACCATTCGTTGTAAATTAAATTAAACGCACGAAGTGGCAACGCATTGTGCGTAACAGTATTAGAACCTGTAATTTGACCCGCAGTTGGTAAACCAAAATGGTCAAATATAGAACCAACCGCATAACCGCCAGCTGGCGACGTAATTTGCGGAATAACATAAGAAATAGAATCACCTGGGTTAGTTTGTTCACCCATAAACTTAACCCAATTCGTCCAAACTAAGCGGTTAGGAACGAAAAAGAAAAAAGTATCAAGATGAAGATTATCCATAACAGGAAATAACGGAGTAGCCAAACGAGCAAACATCGTTGCTTTAACATTGTGCATATCTCCGGGAAGAACTTCATCACAATAAATAGGTACAAGGTAACCAGCATCAAACGTGGTCTTATGCACGTATTGAGTATCAAAACTAGAGCGGGGAATATCCGCTTTAGGAATCATTGCAAAAGAATGCGAACTTACTGACTTATTGCGGTGCATAAATAATCTCCCGAAAAAAATTCCGCCCTATTTGTTACCAAATAAGGCGGCTTAATAAAACCTTAATAATCACCTAACTGATCAACGCCATCACGAATCATAACGTCTTTAGCACGACTAATTAACTTAGGACTAGCTAACAAATCCATACCACCGGAATTGTCATCATACGTACCCAAATAGTACATCTGAAAGTCATCAGGATGTTTGTAAAGCTGATTGTCATCAGACTTACGATTAACCTCATCCTGAAACTGACGGATAGCAACACCTTCAGAAGCAACAAAAGCTGGACGACCATAAGCACCAGCAGCAGTATCAAGAATAGAAACAATAACCATCTTCATAAAAAACTCCTTTAAATCTTACGTTTTAAAAGCGATAACTTAGCCAAAGCGACCTTTTCCTTTACTGCCAAACGCTGTAAAGTGTTATCTTCATATCGAGATCTACCTTCACGATCTCTCTTAAATTGTATCGCATCAAACTCTTCTGGAAACAATTTTTTAAACTTACCATCATAAAATCTAGGTGGACGTGTCTTTTTACCACGTACCACCACAGTATCAGACGGATATACGTCTGAAATGTACTTATCCAACCAAGCCTGCCCGATACCGGGCTTTAAAGACATCTTGTTAAATTCAGGCTGACGCTGAATTAACTCACCAGTCTCAATATCACAATATTCATAATGTGCCATAGGGTCAATAAACTGACCATCTTCAGTTAAACGGGGCTTCCCGTTAACTTTCTTCATAATATATCTCGCAACATAAGCAGCAGATTCAAAATTGACATCACCAATAGAACTATAGCCATACGGCCAAAGCTCTTCAAGTATCTTTGACGTATATATGACAGACCCAGTCTGCGTTCTTTGAAAAAACTTCTTATCTTCAAAATCAAGCCCAAAGATACAAGCATGAAAATGAGGCCTATCGCGAAGCTCACCATATTCTCCAGCCATATAAAATCGAATCGTTTTCCCAGTAAAACGTTTCCTAAGCCTTTTCATAAACAACTGAAAATGCTCATAATTCAAGGACAAATCCTTGGCTTCCTTTATCTCAGCATAAGTCAGCGTTATAAAACAATTATCAGTATGCATTTGTGCCTCATGCATAC